TGTTCACTGCTTCTTACCGGCTCGCGGTAATGCGTTCTTGGCGTGGAGGAGATGATGCCTCCACCCCCCGAGCTGGTTCTCCTTCCCCCCCCTCCCCGTCTATCTCCGTGATCACGGAGATACACGACCCTTATGGAGATAGGTGCTCCGACAAGGAGGTTGTGCATGAACTGCCTGCCTCATTGTTCGGAGATGACACCTACCATCGGGGTGTCTTTACGGAGCTCCCAAGTGGGCAAGCCGGCACTCGGCCGGTGGTCACCCCTGCTTGGGTTTGGAGGGGGGAGCCCTCACCCAGAAAGCCCTCCGGGGTGGTCATACCTGGGTGGGTCGGAAGGTTCCTTCGACGGATCGGCACGTGGGCGCTCGACAGGAAACTGTCAGAATGGGCGTCCATTTGCCGCGAAGTCACAAAATTCGCGTCCCCGGAAGAGTTTGCCGCGTCTTCCGGTGTACTACCCACCTCCTATAGGGTAGAGGTCGACTCCTGTGGACAGGGAGTCGGAGTAGCGGCATACGGAGGGGGGGGTTTTACCCCCCTCTCGGTCCATGCGACCAGGCCTCGAAGGCGTGCCCTCTGGGTTCGCCGGCTTGAGGGTTGGCTGGGTGGGGAACTTGGGTGCGTTGGACGCTTCTTGCGGGGTCAGTGGAAACCGACCCGACCCGCAGCTGCTGGCGACGTAGCTTTGAACCTTCTCCTGGTCCACTTTCGGCACGGGGCAAAGTGTCTCGGTGGGGGCACTGTCCAATGCGAAGATGTCGAGGTAGGCGGGACAAAGACCACAACTTATGTGGTCATCGAGCTAGCGGACGGCTCGCGTCACACCGTCTTTCTTGACCTGTTCTTCGCTCTCTCTTCATACGCGTTTCTCCGCGAACGCGACGCCGTTCTTGTATCCAGTCTGAAGACTCGTGCTTTGGAGTGGTGCAAGAAAGTAGGACTGTCAAAGGTCCACACTTGGATTGCAGTGTCTAACAGCATCCATTTGGCGTGGCAGATTTCACCTCGCGAGAGGTACACCGCTGAGGCGATCTGCCGTGGAGGGAATTCCCGCCTCTTCTGGTGGTCTGGTCGTTAGGACCGACCCGTTGCAACCTGGGGAGTATGCGCTGGTACGAAATGGGACCACATACAAACCGGGGAGGGCTTCACCCTCAGATTGCCAAGCGACGTGGTCTCAACTTGCTTGGGGCCCCAGAAGAGAAAAATGGTCGTAGCGTGTAGGAGTGGGATGCCAGGCACATGGGTTCCGCAAGTACACGCTAGCTGCATACACAATGAGATCGCTGCTTTAAAATCAAGATCTCTAGGACTCCTACCACACCCGGCGGACAAGCCTGTTGGCGACGATTTTCTGTGGGCGCACAGACAAATTTTAAGAATCGTAAGGCTTTACGGCGGGTCACGATGGTCCTACCTGGAAACGGCGCAATCGTATAGTGGAGCTATGCGCCGCAGATACCTCGAGGCTGAGGAAAGTTTAAGAGTCGAGGGTCCCCTACGCAAGAAAGATTGGACCCTCAAGGCTTTCCTAAAGGCTGAGAAGCTTGCCGCTACAAAAGACGCCAAGCCAAGGATGATCTTCCCAAGGTCGCCAAGGTTTAATTTGGTAGTGGCTTCTTGGCTTAAGCCGCTCGAACATTGGCTGTGGGGCAATCTCACAGCTAAGCGAGTTTTCGGGGGTTCGAATACCAGGATTGTGGGTAAGGGTCTTTCTCCGCGCGAGCGGGCCAACTTGATTATTCGCAAGTTTAATCAGTTCCGCGAGTGCGCAGTGTTTGAGGTTGATGGTAAGGCTTTCGAAGCGCACGTTTCACAGTCCCAGATCGATTGTGAGCGCTCTGTGTACCTGACCGCCTACCAGGGCGACAGGGACCTCCAGAGCGTGTTGGCGCGCCAGAATTTCTCTGGCGTGACCACATCAGGTGTGAAGTTTTCGAGACCCGGGGGGAGAGCTAGTGGTGATTTCAATACGGGCATGGGCAATTCGCTGCTCATGATCTGCGCTATCACTGGTGTACTCCGCCGTCGCAACGTTAGGTTTGATATCCTTTGCGACGGTGATAACGCGCTTATATTCTGCGAGCGTGTTGACCTGGGTGTCGTGCTGAAGAACTTCCACGAGGATGTACTTGAAGATTCTGGGCATGAAATTACGTTAGAGAGACCTGTAACCATACCTGAGGAGATTCGGTTCGGCAGATCAGCACCCATATTTCTTGGCCCCAACCTCGGTTGGACTATGGTCAGGGAACCTACGGCTGTGCTTTCGGGCGCCGGTGCTAGTCACCGGTGGCTCACAGAGCCTAAATTTGGGATGCGGTGGTTGAGCGGGGTTTTCCGTTGCGAGCTTAGTCTTGCACGGGGCGTGCCAATAATGCAGGAACACGCCTTGAAGGTCCTCAACATTGTGGGCGAGTGTGACAAAGCGCTGCCTTCAGCAGCGTTGGCCGACTACTTTGTGGTCGGCGCCTGGCTCGCGAGGAGAGAAGATGCCGTGGCGCCTACATTGGAGTGTAGGCGTAGCTTCCACAGAGCCTTCGGTTTGAGTCCGGAGGAGCAGCTGACATGGGAAGCCGAACCCGTTGAGGTGGGGATACCCACTTCCGTGGAGGATGGCTGTTGGCCCTCTGACTGGTGGGAAGCTTTTCCAGGTCTCTTTGAGACTTGGAAACATGCGACCATTTAGTCGAAACCAGACATGTGGATGGTGGGATGGATGATGGCATGGTTGAGGCTGTTCGCGCGTGACAGTGCTCGTTAGGGTTGTGGCAAAGGTTACACATGCGAGGATGCATAATACGTGTAGAGGCATTGTGGACGAAGGCAGCGTAGCGAGGGACCACCCCAGTCCTAGTGGCACCGCCCTATGGGAGCAACGGTGAGGGACTAGATCTCCAAAGGTTGGGACCGATAGCCCGAAAGCGGGGCATCCCGTCGACGCACCCTTACGCAAGAAAGGGTGGAAACTGCTTAGTCCAAGTTAGTGAGACCTCTCCACACTTGCTGTGGGATCCGCACGGAGTTAGTGTGTGTAATCTGGTTATGTTCTAGGTTTTGTATGGTTAATGGTTAGGGAACTCAAGCCAATCCAAACGATTCCTGGTGGAGGTACGAGAGAGTTTGCTTGCGGTACGGGTCGGAAGGTTGAGTCTACAGGGCGGGCGAATAATAGTAGCCCTTGCGCGTACGTTGAGTTTGTCGTTGGTTCGGCATTAAACGCGACTTCTACTGCTCACGAACCACCTGGGTTCAAGTCCCTTAAACTACCATGGCGCTCTAAGACGGCCAAAGCTTTGGAAGATGAGTGAGGAAAGTAATGAGTTATAAAGACATGAGGTTGCTGTATCGAAGGACTTACCATTGGGTGTGGTCGACCTTCAATGAGTCAGCTGGCAGACCTGAGCCAGACGATAAAGCAAGGGCCTCGTGATTCCTATACACCGCATACACTTCCCTACAACAAACTGCCACTTCGCCATGTACGAGCGGGCTAGTTCGACAGTCGCTTCTTTGCCTACATACAGTGGAGGCTGGCACCTGAAGCACTATGGGTTAGACGAATCTGCCGTTGGATGTGGCAGCGGCCGGGGGTGGCTTGGCAACCGCCCACGCTTTGCCCGTGTTCTTTCCTTGGCCGGGATTGGACATGTATTAGGCCGGACTTGGGGGAGGCACCCGACCGAATCGCTTAGGCGGATTGGGCCGGAAGGGTGTGTCAAATG